GATTGTTCAAACAATCGGTGGATCATCACCAACCTTTACTTTCAGCATCAACTTGGTTGGTGTTAAAAAGTACGGCTAAATAAGTAGCCCTCGGTTGAGGGCTTTTTCCTATGGCATTTACTGAAGATCTCGATACATATTTTGCTGATTTTACAGATACTGTTGTTTATAGTGGCACTACTTATAAAGGAATATTAGATCAACCAGACGAAATTGTTGCTGATGATCGTGTTCTAACAACTGACTATCAGTTAACAGCTAAAACTTCTGATTTAGGTGCGGTCTTATATGACTCTACTTTATCAGTAGATTCAGTTAGTTATAAAGTAAGGAGTGTAAGAAAAATAGATGATGGTAGTTTATGTATAGTATCTTTGATGAAGGTGTGAAATGGCTAGTAAACGAGAACAAATTTTAGCTGCGATTAAAACTAATCTTGCTAATACAACAGGAGTAGGAAATCGTATCTACAGAAGTAGAGCAGAGCCTATGGCTAGAGCAGAGTCCCCTAGTTTGGTTTTAGAATTTGTTACTGATGAGCCTACTGTTAATAGTGCAACCTATCTAAAGATAGATTGGACATTAAGAGTAAGAATAGTAGTTGTTGTTAGATCACAAACACCTGATACTTCAGCAGATCCAACTATTGAGAGTTTACATACTAAAGTTGTTAACGATCCAACTTTAGGAGGACTTGCAATAGATGTTAGACCAGCAACAGTAACCTTTGATGTTATTGAAGCAGATCAGCCAGCAGGCATAGTATCCTGTGAGTATGAAATCGACTACAGGAGCAGTTATAACGATTTATCAACATAAATTATAATGAAACTGCAAGCCTAACAACCCTGATTGAGTAATATGGAAAATGAAATTCCAAACGAGGGCGGTACTTACATACTGAACCCCAAAACTGGCAAACGTAAGCTAGTTCAACAAACTAAACAAGCTGAACCCCCTACTGAGGTAACTACAGATGGCACAACTGACAAGGAAGAGAGTAATTCTAATTGAAGCTGAGAGCAGCTACGGAACAGATCCAACTCCAGCAGCAACAGATGTTGTTCTTGTAAGAGATCTGTCAATTACACCACAATCAAGTGATGTTGTAAGCAGAGATGTTGTAAGACCATTTTTAGGTGCTTTTCAGCAGCTTCTTGCAAACACAAAAGTTGAGGTTACTTTTAGTGTGGAACTTGCTGGATCTGGCGCAGCCGGGACGGCTCCGAGATACGGAAGTGCGCTTAAAGCGTGTGGTTTTTCGGAGACTGTAGCTTCTGGAACTAGCGTTACTTACGAACCAATCTCAGCTAGTTTTTCATCTGTTACTATTCACTACAACACAGATGGTGTAAGACATATCGTTACTGGGTGTCGAGGAAGTTTTACGATTAACGCTTCCGTTGGCGAAATTCCTTCGATTGATTTTACTTTTACTGGGATATACAATGCTCCTACTGACACAGCATTGCCTGCTACTACATATGGAAATCAAGCAACACCATTAATATTTAAAAATGGTAATACAACTGGCTTCCAACTTTTATCTCATAGTGCAGCTTTACAAAGTATATCTATGGATATAGGTAATGAAATAGTTTATCGTGAGCTTGTTGGTGGTACAAAAGAAACACTAATAACAAATAGAAACATCTCAGGTACAGTACAAATAGAAGCAATGGCACTTGGTACAAAAGATTATTTTGCTGCTGCTGTTGCTGAAACTACTGGTAATCTTACTTTCTTGCATGGAACTACTGCTGGAAACAAGGTTCAAGTAACATCCACCAAAGCTGATATTGGCGATGTTGCTTATTCAGAGATGGATGGAATACAAATGTTAGATATTCCATACACATTAGTACCATCAACGGCAAATGACGAGGTTTCAATCGTTTACTTATAGATACTGACTAAGTATTGACTACTGAGGTAGAGTAGAGAAGTATATATTTTAATTTATGGCATTTGTAAGAAAAAAAACTAAGGTTTATCCTTGGCCTGTAACTGTTAGTAAGCCTAGTGAAGAAAAAACAGGCGAATTTGATGAGACTACGTTTACTGGTAAATTTAAACGTCTATCAAGAAAAGAACTTACCGAATTTGAAGGTGCAGATGAGTTTGAGGCACTAAAAAAAGTATTAGTTGGATGGTCTGATGTGAGTGAAGAAGATGGTACACCTATTGAGTTTTCAGAAAAAGCTTTAAAAGAGTTTTCAGAAGATCTTGATTTTGTAGCTGGTGTATTAGATGCTTTTAAAAAATTCTATGCTAATGCACAAGTGGGAAACTAATTGATGCTGCTAAATACTGGGCTTCGAGTGGCAAACAAGTTATAGATGAAACTCAACAAGACGCTGCTGCGCTTGGTGTAAAAATCGAGAAGCAACCAGAGGAAAAGAAAGACTTTGAGGTTTTTCAAGAAAATTGGGATATTGTAAATATGTTCTTACGTTGTCAGACACAATGGAACACAACCTTTGGAGGTGTAGTAGGATTGAAATATGAAGTGTTATTACTTGATGGAGGACTATTTGACCTCTATGATGTGGATAACCGCAAAGAAATGCTGGAAGGTTTACAACTAATGGAACAAGTTGTTTTGACAGAATTTAATAAGGAGAAGAAATAGTGGCTAAATCTGTCAATATAGAAGAAATACGAGTAAAGGTTGAAGGTGTAGCAAAATTAGGGAAGCTGTCCTCATCATTTGGCAAGCTAAATAAAAATATTGGATTAACACCAGTAGAACTTAATAAAGCTATCAAATCAATAACTTCTTATGACAAAAGAGGTCAGCGTAGTGTAAATACATTTAATCAACAAATAGCTGCTTTAAAGCAATTAAGAAATAATGTAGGTATTGGAAGTGATGCCTACAAAAGACTTGGAAGAGAGATAGATAAGTTATCGGCTAAATATGATGTTTTGATGGGTAAGCAAACAAAATCTGGTGGTCTTTTCAGACAGCTAGGGGCTGGAGCAAAAGCAGGTGGTGGAACTGCTTTAACTGCTTCTATAGGTAGATTTTTACCTGCTGGCGCACAAACTGGAATGACAGCAGGTTATTTAAAAACTGGCACATTAGCTGGTGGTATAGCTGGTGCTGGTATTGGTCTTGGAATAGATGCCTCAGTTGCTCTTGCACGATATACAAAAGAAGCTGCTGAGTTTTCAGCACAAATACAAAAGCTAGAAATTGCACTTGAGGCAATAGTTGGGGATAGTGCCTCATTCCAAGATAGTTTGCAATTTATTAGTGATACTGCTTTAAAACTTAATATACCTATTGATACAACTACTAAACAGTTTACTCAATTAGCAGCTTCTGTTTTAGGTGCTGGAGGAAGTCTCGAAGACGCAAAAACAGTATTTCTTGGGGTAGCAAGTTCTATTAAAGCAACTGGTGGTAGTGCAGATGATGTACAATCTGCGATAAGAGCCATGACGCAGATCTTTGGTAAAGGTAAGGTATCTGCTGAAGAACTACAAGGTCAGTTAGGTGAAAGATTGGCTGGTGCGGTTGTGAAATTTGCAGAAGCTAATGGTAGTAGCTTGCAAGAGCTTCAGAAAGACTTGAGGGATGGTACTGTTAGCTTAGATCAAGTTATAAAATTTGCTGAAAAATTAAATTTAGATTTCGGTCAGATTGCACTTGATATTGCAAATTCATCAGCCGATGCAGGTCAAAGATTAAGTGTTATAAGTTCTTTGTTTAAAAAAGAGATTGGAGATGCTGTTCAGCCTATTGGTGCTGCTTTCCAAAAAGCTTTTGCGGACATCACCAAAGGAATATTAGAGTCTGAAGGAGCAATGAAATTTATAACAGGTACATTTAAAGTATTAGGTACTTTTATATTTGTAACTCTTGAGGGAGTTAGGTTTTTGACTAGATCATTAGTTGATTTGACTAAAATTTTATATCACGTTGCAAACTTTGAGTTTAAAAAAGCTTTTGAAGTAATACAAGAAGGATTTGGAGATACTTTTGAACAGCTTAAATTAAATATGAAGACTCTAAAAGGTTTTTTTGTAGAGGGGGAAACTGGAGAAGGTACAACTGGCGATGGTTCAACAAATGTATCTAATTTGCCAAAACTAACTGGAACAGGAACTGACTCACCTTTAAAACAATTTGCTAAATCTGCTTTTGATATTGCTAAACAAACAGAAGAAGCTTTTGTGAACGCATTTAAGGGTATAGAAAATGCGTTAGTAAAATTTGTCCAAACAGGTAAGTTAAACTTTAGAGATCTTGCAAATTCTATAATTGCTGATTTAACAAGAATGTTTGTTAGATATGCAATAGTTAAACCATTATTCACAAGCATATTTCCAAATATAGATATATCTAATGCAAAAGGTAATGTATTTGATAAAGGTAATGTAGTTCCAAGTGCAATGGGTAATGTGTTTGCTAAAAACAAAATTGTTCCATATGCTTATGGTGGAATAGTAAAAAAACCAACCTTATTCCCAATGGCGAATGGCGGTATTGGTTTAATGGGTGAAGCTGGTGCAGAAGCTATAATCCCTTTAAAACGTGGAAGAGATGGAAAACTTGGGGTAGCATCACAAGGAGGCGGAATTGGTAATATAAGTGTTAATGTTAATGCGTCAGGATCGAGTGTTGAAGGTGACTCAAATCAAGCTGCACAGCTTGGCAAAATGCTAGGTATGGCAGTACAAGCAGAACTTATTAAACAAAAACGACCTGGAGGCTTACTTTCATAATGGCTCAAACTTTTCCATCAATACAACCTGTTTACGGAGTTACTAAGTCTGTTGAACCTTTTGTGACTAGAGCTAGATTTCAAGATGGTTATGAACAAATAGTGAAGTTTGGATTAAACATAAATCCTAAAGTTTATGATCTTACTTTTGAAAATATTACAGAAGCAGAAAGCGATACTATAGAAACTTTCTTAGATGCTCGTATTTCAGATGGTGATTATTTTAACTGGCAAGCACCTGATGAGCCAACAACAAGTAAATATCGTGCTTTAAA